TTTTTGGCAATCCTTAGAGGTGCGGCGTCGAAGCTGGCAAACTGTGCGATTCCGCCAGGGGCGGACCGTCGGTTATACAGCTCCGCGCCGACCTCCATGATTGCGCGGGTGCGAATGGTTGCTGGGACGTCATCTACGTCGCCGATAAATTGGTCGACGAGTTCTACGGACGGGTTCCAGCAGTGGTACTGGATGAAGTGTTCATCCACACCACCGACTTGTGCGCCGACGTAGTTAGTGAGGTCGTCCCAGACAGCCATTAGCTAATTCCCTGTTACCAGTCTTACGGGGTCTGGTCGATGGGGATGATGAGCGCGTACTCGTTGGCGGTCGCGGTGTACGTCGACAGCGAGAAGGCTTCGGACAGGTTGACCGCGTTCTCCTGCGAGAGACGAAGAGCTCCCGAGGTGTATTGGCGGAGAGCCAGCGAAGAGACGAAAGCGCACTCGTCTTTGTTGACAGCGTCGAGTCCAGCGTCTACGACGATGGGGATACCGGCGATGGATCCGCGGAGACCCGAGACGTTTGCCGAACCGACTGCGCCGAGGTTTTCACCGGCGAAGGAGATAACGGGGGTTCCGTCGAGAGCGAGCAGGTCCTTGAAGGTTGCCGTGTCCACGATGAGAGCGTCGATCTGCACACCTTCGGGCGTGAAGTAGGTCGCTGAAGCGTCGGCGAGAGCACCGACCCATCCGTCGTAGGTTGCTGCGGCCAGCGTGACCTTGCGGCTTGCTGTGAGAGCTGCGAGACAGACAGCCTGGTATTTGCTACGGAGCTGGGCGGCGAGAGCCTTACCGAGACCGATTGCCTGGCCGCGAAGGACCGAGTTGAGGTAGTCGACGGAAGAGCGGTCGATGACCTGGCGCGAAAGCTCTGCGTAGTTTCCGACCGTGATGATGTTCTCGGTGAACGTACCCAGGTTGAGCTCGTAGTATCCGAGGTCGTCACCTTCGGCGGCCTGCGTAGCCGTACCGTCGGTCTGCGAGTCGACCTTAGCGAACGTGATGGTCATGCCGGTAGGTGGCGTGACGCCTGTACCGAAGACCTGTCCGAGCGGGTTGGCGGCTTCGACCAGGCGAATCAGGTCGACGTCGATAGGCGTGGTGATGGATTCCGCGGTCGTCGCGCCGGTGTAGGCACGTTCGAGAGTCTGAACAGCGTGGTCGTCTTTGGAGACGATTGCCTTCAGGAAGTCTCCAGCGGTGCGGTATGCGACTGGTTGGACTGCGGGGGTGTTGATACCTGCGACCTCGCGCTCGAGGTGCTGGATTGCTTCACGAACCTCGGCGAGGTCGGAAGCGGTGGAAGTGGTGTCTTCCATTTTTTCCTCCTTGATGGGAGCCGAGTCCGGTACTTCCGGTTCGGTATCGTCACGGACTGCTGTGACGGTTGCCCCGGCGTAAGCCGGGAAACTTACGAGACTGATCTCTTTAACGAGAGCGTCTCGGACTTCGGTCACACCGTCGACGATGTGAGAGTCGCGCATGATGAAACCGACCGAGAGCGACAGGACGCCGTCGGCGGCGAGGGTTGCGGCGTCGCGTCCCCGAGCGGTGTCGGAGATAAAAGCGTCGAAGTGAAAAGCGTTATCTTTGTCGCGGCCGTTGAGAATCTTGCCCACAGGTTCGCGCTGGTCGTGCTGCCACAACAGAAGAGCGTTCTGATCGAGGTGGACGCTTCCGGGAGCGAATCGCTCGTTATACGAAGGCGTTACTTCGCCGTAAGGCACTGCGATACCGGAGAGCTGCCGCGTCTCGGAATCGAAGCGAAGCTGTACGTCGATGGCGCGTGTTTCGATGTTTTCCATTAGATATTTCCGTTCAGTGGTGGTAAGCCTTCGGTAGCGCGTACCTCGTTGACGTCGAGCCAGCCAGCGTTCGCGTCGAGCGCAATCTGGTGGGCCTGGTAGCGGGTGAGAGTGTCGGAGCGAAGCAGGGCGTCGACGTTCATCTTCGCCACGTTAGTTAGACGTCCGGGGAGCAGTGCAGTGATTGCTTCTTCGATTTCGATGTAGTAAGCGGCCAGGGTAAAGCGGGTGAAGCTAATAAGCTCCTGCTCGATGTTCGAATAGGTATTCGACGAACCCGAAACTGCGCTCTGCATGAGGTTGATCGGAATCCCGAAAAGCCTCGAGACCTGCTCGACGCCGAAGCTCTGGGTCTCCAGAAACTGCGCGTCTTTCGGGGACAGATAGGTCGACTGGAAGGACAGATTCTGCCCGAGCACAGCAGTTTTCCCGGACCCGAGCGCGTTCCACGCTTCCGCCGCGGCCTGGGCGTCTTCACCAGACAAGAATTGGTCCGTCTTAAGGATCCCGGCAGGTGTTCCACCGGCGGCAAACCACTCGCTAACATAGTCGCGGGTCGACGTGATTGCCAGGAGCTCCTTCTGCGCTGTCTGGATAGGCCCGAGCCCGTAAGCATTACCGGGGGACCGATAAAGGCTTAAGTGACTAATGTCGGTGAGAGAGAGCTTCTCGGTCCCGCGGTAAGTGTAATAAAGGACGTTGCCATAATCGTCCGTCTGGATTAGCAGGTCGAAGGGGTTGAGCACTTCGAGCTTAATAACCTCGTTGCGGGTACTGTTGCGCGAGACGCGCCAGTAAGCGTTACCGGAAAGGGACAGAGAGTTGACCGTCATCTCTAAGAAGGCGGCCCTGCTCATCTTCGGGTCGGGTTGACGGACCCAGAGCGGTGTCGATGTGAGCTCGACGCCATCCCGATAAACATGGATCGTAAGTTGTTTAATCGCTGTCGACAGGATTGACGTGGCGCGGAAGACTGCGGCGAGCGACAAGGCTTCCGTGGTGTTGATTCCCTGCGACGCGCTACGAGGTGGCGGAAGAATCCCGGCTCGCTCGTTTATGGGCATGACTGACGTGCGACCTAGACCTGTAAGGCCTGTCATCGGGTTATTTAGAAAGTCTAAGAATCCCATCACCTAAACACTACATCTAGTGGTGTGAGAGTGTCAAGACCACTACATATAGTGTTTGGCGTGTCGTGGCGCACGATTATTCAGTTTTAGCGCAATAGTGTTGCGTTATTGAGCTGTGATTTCACAAGATTGTTGTGTGGAGACGCCGGGAATCGAACCCGGGTCCGCCGCCGGTCCCTTGCGGGCCTTACAGCGTCGAATATCCTTTACGTCCCCATTACTGGCAAGAATCGCACTGCAGAAGGTCCATCGGATCTATCGGAACCTGTATACCGTTGATGTTGTCGTTATCCATAGAAGGGATACGGTAGCACACTGTTAGCCGCCGACGAAGAGCTGAAGGCCGGTGTGTTGTGGTGTTTGCTCCGACGCCGCGTAAACTGCCAGCACTGTGGCCATAACAGCGTCGATCTCCACGCTCGAGTCAATTCGACTGACTCGGTAAGTGTCGCCGACGTTCTTTCTAACAGTCCGGGGAATCTGATAAGTAAGAATCGGGTCGCCGGCGTGTTTGATTGTCTTATGCTTCAGGCGACTGAAGAGAAGCATAGAGCCGCGAATAACGTGGCCTTGATTGTAAACCTCGACCGGTATAGATCGAAGCTCTAATTCTTTTGCCAGGTCCTTCATGTAGAGACCGTCCATTACGAAGGACACGGGGTTATTTTTCATAAGTTGTTGACAGACGTTCATTAGCCTGCTAATCGTCGGCCTGGCAAAGGTGGCGATAATCTCGGTGTGTACCACGTCGTCGACCAGGACCGCCGCGGCGATGGTGGCAAACTCGTTATCTCGAGTCTTATCGACACAGAAGAAGAGCTTGCCCGGCGGAAGAGTCTCGTCGCGTGACCGTTCACAAGACCACCACAGACCAATCGGAATAAAGGCGTTTTGATTAGAGTGAACGAAGCGATTAAGCCGGTATCGGATTACGTCCTCGTCCGGTGTCAATTCGATATCCTCGAGCAGAATCTCGCCGTCGAGTCGTCCAGCCTGAAGCGCAGGATTAGCCTGGGTAAGTAAGCGCAGAAGGTGGGCTTTGTCGTCTGGGACGGTCGACTCGTCTGCTTCCCATATCCATGCACCAAACCGAGTAGTCTTGCCCGCTATGGCGTCCTCTGCGGCCGCGTAGAGCCTTTTTAGAAGTACGCTGTTCTGGTCGCCTGCTGTGCTGATCCCGATGATTATAGAATCGGGTCGGGCTCCTTGCCCGGCCACTAAAGCGGACCAAGTAGCGTCGTCGACCAGGTGGACCTCGTCTACGACTGCCACACTAATCGGATAGCCCTGGAGCGTCGAAGCTTTAGCCGCTTTAATCTCATACCTTGATCCGTTAGAAGTACGCATACCTCGAGTGTCCGTCAGTCTCGTCATAAGTTGTTTCAGGTGCGGCGTCCCGTTGACAATACGCTGGATTCGCTCATAAAGAATCCTCGCCTGCTCGACCTGCGACGCCACGCCGACGTTATATTGGTCGCGCTTCCGTAGCAGGCTCCAGACGCCGAGCAGAGAAGTAAGCTCTGTTTTCCCGGATTGACGTGCGACTGAAACTAAAGTTTGACGCCAGCGAAGTTGCCCGTCTTCTCGCAGCTCCGTTATTCGACGTATGAGCTCCACCTGCCAGTCGTCCAGCCAGTACCCCATTGACTGACGCCAGGCCTTCTCGAGCAGAGGTAAGAAGCGGTCGATATCGGCCGTGAAGTCCTCTGTCAGCGTAGGCGTGAATCGGGTCGGGGTAAACATTACCGGCGCAGTAATTCCTCGAAGGGATTGACCTCGGTGGGCTCGACCGGCTTCGCCTTGAGCAGCGACCGGTGATAAAGACCGAATTGTGCGTACAGTGCCGCGGTCGGTTCACGATCCAGGTCGGCGGCCAGTCCCCGGAGAGCCATTACCGAAGGCAAGTGTGAATCATCGAGCCAGGTCGCTGTTTCCAAGAAGCGGGAGACTGCCTGTGCGAAAGTTGTCGTCAGGCGTGGTTCGTTTTCAGTCATGTGTCTAACCTTTCCGTTCGGCCGTAAAGCCATGCTGTCAGAATGTTTTGATATTCGGGGGTAAAAATGCGAGTTAGGGGGCGGATTGTGGATAACTATTAGAAAAAACGATTCGGCTTTATTTGAGCCGTACCCCACCCATCTGTCTGTTGTTTGCTAGGGTGTGATACCCCACCCCGGCTTAATGAATCCTGTCCGGAATTGTAGCTTTGTTCCCTTCTTACTGTTGCAGGCCCGGCAGAGTAGGCGAAGATGTGGTCGACCGTGGCGTCCGGTCCTTCGACTGGGTTGAGACAGCCAGCGCAGATATGGCCGTCGCGCTCGAGTATTGCCTGGCGGATTGTGGTGCGCCATTCTTTAGTCTGTAGATCCTTGCGCTTGCTTGCCATTAGACGATTCCCATTCTTGCGAATTGTCCCTTCGGTTTGGTGGTGAAGGTTAGGACGCCGCGGCGACCGACTGCACCTTGCTTCTGTTTGAACCAGGTCGACTCTTCTTCTAGTGCTGGTACGCAGACGATTAGCCTGTCCCGCCTGGATGATATTTGGAACTCGTGTTCGTGGCCGTGTAGCAGGATGTCTCCGACGCTTGCTGGTTGATTGTTGAAGGTTTGCTTCTCCCACCATTCCATCGCTTTGCCACGAGCCCACTGGTGGCCGTGGATCAGGATGAAGTTTGTGCCGTTGACGTCGAGCACTAGGTGGTCTTGGTCTTTGCCTGGCACATAGATTGAGACGTGACCATAACGCGCCGCGTTCAGTGATATCGCTTCAGCAACAGCAATCGCCGACTCTGTAGCGTGTCCGTCGCTCGAGTCAGTCGCTTGGAAACGCTGGATATCATCGTGATTACCGTTGACAATACCCACAGCAATAGACGGTGCTTCAATGAAGGCGTCGATAGTCGATAGCAACATTCGTCGAAACACTCGTAACTGCTCGCTGATGGTGAGGTCTGACCGGTAGAAGTTGCGGCCGCCTTGCGACTGGTTTCCTTCGATGTGGTCTCCGAGCCCCGCAATAAGGACACTAGGGCGTCCAAGTCGCGTCCAGTCTGCTCTGGCGTGAGCCAGGCTCTCCGTCCACGCGGTAACGATTCCGGTGCTGCCATGTGCGTCTACCTTCCCGAGTTGACTGTCTCCCATAGCGAAGACGTAAACCTCGTCTGTTTTGTTGTCGACCTGTTTGCCTGGCTTTTTGTTGACCAGTTTGAGCAGCTCGTCGATGTGGTTTTGTTTGCTGTTTGTGCGGGTGATTCTGAACGTGTAGGACCACGCGCCGCGGGTTACTGCTGGGGTTTTGCGTCCGGTGTCGTCGTAAGGTTCTTCTCGATACCAGGCGTTCGGGTTGTATTTTGACGCGATCATGACCGCGCTGTGGCCGTCGGGGATTATGCCGCCTTTACCGAGGATGAAGTCGTGTAGGTGTTGCTGGTCTCCTAATGCTGCTCCCGTGGTGGCTGTGACGATTGACTCGGTTCCGGTGGCGTCCCATTCTTGGCTGAATACCACAGACCCGCGGCGGTCAGGAGCCGCCGCAGGTTGTGGTGTGTTCAGCAGGTCTTCAAGCATCCGGGCGCGAGTCCAGAAGTAAACGGTCAAGGATGGCCTGGACGCCTTTGAGCTGCGTGATCATGCTGTCGATGGTGTCGATAATTTCGTCATGGTTTTCCATGTAATTCCCTTTCGCAGTGTTGACATTCTCGTGCTCGATGTGAGCGTATGGATGATTCTGCTGATGGACAGCCTATGCTCTTGAGCACTTTAAATATGTGCCTTGTGGGTAGCTCTGGGTTTCCCATCGCTTTGACGACTGCTTGATAGTCGTCTTCTTTGAGCGATAGTAGCCAGGGTCCGAACTTGCAGACGCGACCGTTTTCGGGTGGGACATCTGCTAGTTGTGCGGCGAGGTCGCGGTTCACAGGTTGACCACGATCAGGACCGAGATTGTTGTGCCGATTGCCCAGGCGATGATTCCGATTAGGTATCGGTGTTGGAAGGCCCGGCGTCGGTACATTCTCATCTTGTACGAGGTGGCCATTAGAAGGGAGCCGGTCCGTCGTTGGCTGGCTGGTCCCATGACCCGGAGACGTCTGGGGACGCTTCGCTGGCCGCTTTGAGGACTTTGACCTGTGACTTGTTTATGTTGAGGTCGACGTAACGGTTCCCTTGTGGTGTGAGCCAGTCTGTGCCGTCCTGGTTCTTCGCAATTTTTGCGCTGTGTTCGCCGATTACTTCGACTGTGGATCCGAAGGCTGGGATGGTGTTGACTTGCCACACCTTCCACTTCTTCTCGATGATGTATTCGCTGGTTTTGATGGACTCGATAAGTACGAATCCATTATTTCCCAGCGGTTTGTCAACTGTGCCTTCTACTTTGACTGTTGCCATGTTGCTGCTCCTTTTTTCTTCCAGCGCAGTTTACGCGCTTTGGCTTGTGCGGCCTTCCGCCGGTGCGTGGGCCATTCGATTCTGATGGTGTTGTTCTTGCTCACCTTACTTCTCCGTACCGACGTCCGTATTCGACGACTTCTTGATAGTTGTGGTTTCCGAGGTTGCTGGTTGCTGCCAGGTATTCGGCGAGGTGTCCGAATCCGAGGATGTGTCCCCGGACGTATTCGCGGACGAGATGCTCTCGATCACCGTCGTTGATGACGTTGACCTTTTGCAGCTCGTTGAGTAGGTGCTTCATCGCTCCTACTAGCTTCGGGTTTTTTTCGTTCACTGTGGATCCTTTCTCCATTCGTGGTGTTGCCAATAGTAACAGGTTGCGCATTGGATTACGACTTCGCTGTGTTCTTGGCACTTTGGCGCGTCGCGGGCCTTCGGCCTGGCGGCGTCGCCGGTTTCCTCTGTTGATATTTCTAGTGAGGGGTCCGGCGCTCGGGCGGAGCCCGCGCCGGCCCCGAACGTATTTGTTGTTATTTGTTCCTTATCTATTCGGCGGACATGGGTGTCCGCCCTTTGGTGTTCCATATGTCCGCCCTTTGTGTCGTAAATGTCCTCCCCCCCCCGGACATGGGTGTCCGCCCCTGACAGGTCAATAACGTACTTATTTGTCCCTTTGAGACCCGCCTGGCGCACAGTTTTTAGGACGCCTTGTATCTCGAGCTCGCGGATAATTCGGCGCGTGTGCCGGACGGACGCACCCGCTTTTATTGCGATCGTGGTGACGCTCGGCCAGGCGGCGTTACCTTTGGTGTCGTTCACATAATCCGCCAGGATCACCAAGACAAGTTTGTGCATACCGTCGACCCGCTCGGAAGAGATAACGCTTTTGACTAGGCGGAAGCTCATGCGGCCGAGCTCGGAAACAGGTTCTCAAAGGTTACACAGGCCTGGCATATCTCGAGCAGGCTGTCATTGTGCTCTTCGATGTGCTGTGCATTGAGCAGGTCGATAATGCGTAGTCGCTCGGCCTTGACGCCCATGAGGTAATAAGGGTGAGCTGCGAAGTGTTGTAGTCGGTCGTCCATCGTTCTCCTAAATGGAATCCCGCCGGAGACCTAGCCATCTCCGGCGGGAAGTTTATAGGGTGAGGCTAGTCACTCGTATCATAGTCCAGCTGGTGACGGACTATCACGATTGTTTGTAGATTTTCACCTGGGTATTTTGACGCGGTTAGTTTGTAGACCTGGTGATCGCCGGACATAAATGCCCGGCCACGTTGCAGACCGTCTAGGACGCTCTTTGCCAGGTTGTCGACGTCTTGCTTACCGTGGCGGTCGGTTGCGAAGTAACAGAAGACCTCGAGGTTGCCTTCGAGCTCTGTGGCCCCATACTTCTCGTACCAGGCGTTAGCCACCGTTATTTCGTAATCGACTGTTGTCTTCGGTGTGTAGACGCCACCGTTACGCGCCATGCGCGGCCTGCCCTTCGGGACTGGTCGACCTGGCACTGTAATCGAGTAGTGTTTATCCACCTAGCTCTTTTTTGCGGGCCGTAAACTTGTCGATTAGTTTCGTAGCGTCGCCGGAATCGGTCGCTCGAGACCAGAGATCCGTAAGCTCTGCAAGGCTTGACGCGCTTTGTACCTGTTCTGCAGTCACTTGTGCGGCTTTTGTTGCCCTCTGCACCTTTGCCATCTCTTCTCTCGACGGACGCTTACCCTTTGGGGAGAAGGCTCCACCG